TGAGTTAAATGGTTTAGACTTTTCTTCAATAACAAAAGATAATGAAAAGATTTTATTTTATGGTATTCCTGGAGGAGCTAAAGAGTTAGTGTATGTACAAATGGCTTTAAATTTACTTCAAAATTATATGTCAGACTTTACTTTTGATGAAGAAGATGTAGAATTAGTTAGTTTAGCAAAAGAATATGCTACTGTATTAACTTTAAAAAAACAAGAAGAATTAGAATTTATAATGCCTAAATATACAAATAAAAGGGCGCAATAATGACTAGATTACAATTTATAGAATTAGTTAAAGAACATCATTCAATGTTATCTGGCAGACAACTAGATATATATATTGAAATGGTTGGTAATAAAATAGCTATTGATACAAATTTAGCAAAGAAAACATTTTTAATAAACTCAGTTGCTGGGAAAAGATGGTATGATTTAGATAAAACTATAATGAAAATTGATAAAGTTTATTTTAATGACGTAAAGATTCCTAAACTTATAGGTGACCCTATAATAGATGATGATGAATTTACAGGCCCTGAAGACACTAGTGATACAGCTTTAGATACACCGTCTTCTAATGCAAGTAACAAAAGAATGTGGTTAATTAGCAATTATGATAGTAGTAATGCAAATACTAAAAATAAAAGAATAGGCATACTAGAAAAAGTAGCTAATTCAGTTACGAAAGATGGTAGAGTTAGTGATTATCAATCTTGTTCTATTACAGGTACTAGTAATATAAGGGTTTATGCTACAACAACAATAACTCCATTTACAGTATCTTCAACTGCAGGTGAAATAGATAGTGGAGCATCTGATACAGTAGGTCCTTTATTAGATATACCATATCAATTTCATGAAGTTTTATTAAATGGTGTTATAGCAATGGGTTATAAACATCCTAAAAGTTTTAACCCAGAAATGTTAGCTTTTTATGATAATCAGTTTAAAATGGGTATAAAAGATATTAAAAAATTTGAACGAACTAATACAACAACAGGGTTTATAAAACCCTATGATTTTTAAGGAGAACTGATGGACCTAAAAGACATGGTAGTTAATTATATATTTAATGATGAAATGAAAGAAAAAATCATTACTAAATTAAACGATAATGTAGATATACCTATTATTTCAGAAAAAACAGAAGAAAAGATTATTACAGCAATATATGATTCTGTTGAAGAGGTAGTAAAAGAAGCTATAATGAAGTAATGATAGAAAAGCTATTTGTTCTACTTAATGACATAACTGATAAAGAAACTGGAGATATAGTTGAAAGAATTGGTATTGAAAGTACTAAGCAGTATAAAACAAAGCCTGAAGAATGCCCTAGTTGTGGTAAAAAAAGTATTGCAGGTTTGGAAATAATAGGAACTCATGATAGTTCTATATTATGGCAATGTGTTAAATGTGGTGATAGATTTTTGAAATTAGGTAGAACAAAAACCTTAGAACTCTTGGAAAATGCGACTTCCGCTTGGACTAATCCCAATGATTGGGGTGAAACAGACAAAGAACTAAACTAAGGAGAAATATGTCAAAAGACAAAGGTGTTTTAAAGCGCGTAGTAGTCACACCAGACAAACATGCGCCTTTAGAAGATAAAGCAGCGATAAGAGTAGTAAAAAAAGCAATAGAAATAATAAAGCCTGATGCTTACATAGATTTAGGCGATGTAGGTGAGTGGGGAAGTGTATCTCACTGGCAGTGGAAAGCTAAAAAGAAACCGCCATTAGAATACATTATACCTAGAGTTGACAAGGATGTAAAAGGTGTTAACGAGCTTCTTGACAGTATAGATGAATCTTTAGATAAAGTAAATTGCACAGAAAAATATTTGTGTGGTGGTAATCATGATGAATGGTGTAACATGTTTGTTAACGAACATCCTTATCTGCCACAGTATAAATTTCATGAAGCAACTAATTTAAAAGGCAGAGGGTACAAGTATTACCCTGCTGACTTAGAACCTAAAAAATGGTTAAAGATTGGTAAACTACACTATTATCATGGACATCATAAATCAGGTATGCATCATGCAAAAGCACATTTAATGTTAGGTGCAAATGTAATGTATGGACATCATCATGGCTTACAGCAAGCATCAGTAACTCATATAGATGGACCTAAGTCTGCTTGGAGTATGGGATGTTTAAAAGATATGAGTCCTGAAAAGAATAAATGGCTAGGTGGTAGAGCTATAAATTGGGCACATGCTTTTGCAGTAGTTGATTACTTTAGAGGAGGTTTATTTACTGTACATGTTGTACAAATAATAAATGGCAAAACCTCATTATGGGGGGAGCTAATAGATGGGAACTAAACTAGATGGAAAACGATTTAAAAGAGTTAGTAGGTCAGTACAGCTGGTTGTTTATAGCAGGAGCTGCAGTTCTTTTCTTTCGTTCGGCAATAGAAGGTGTAGTTGAAGGTTTAAAAGTATTTCTTGGTAATGACCTTAATACAGATGATGTCATTACCTTGGATGGAAGACCTGCTAGAGTTGTAAGAGTAGGTATATTTAAAACAATATTTTTTGTATATAATATTGGATGTGTAAAAGGTAAGCCTTACGTTAAAGGCGGTAGTAAAATGGCAATACAAAATGATAAGCTAAAAGACCATAGCATAGAGAAACCATTACCCATGTTAGATTTAACTAAATGGGAAGCAGAATGCGAAAAGGAAGATAATGATTGATACAACTATAAACTTAGCTAATATAGTAACTATTGCGACTGTAGCGGGTACTTTATTCTTTACTACAGGTACTTATACAGAAAAAATAGATAGTGTTAAAACTGACCAAGATAAAGTAGTTAAAAGAGTTGCTAAAAATGAAAAAGATATTACTGACTTAAAAATAACTACTGCTAAAATAGAAACTAAGATAGATGAGCGGTTTGATAGAATCGAAGATATATTAATGGATAAGTAATGATAATACCTAAACTACTAATTAATAATGTTGCAACAGCTTTAACTAAACATTTTAAGTTAGATAAAATAATGTCTTATGTATTTGATAAAAACGAATTAGATACAAAAGTAGAAGATTTAGAAAGAAGAGTTTTAATAATGGAAAATTTTAAATGTAATTATAAAAAGGAGGAAGACAATGGCTAGGTCGTACGGAACAGCCACTTTAACATTAACGGTAACAGAAGCTATAACATTAAATAGTAAAGATGAAGGGCAAACTCATACACATACTGTAGCTAGTGTTTCGGATATATACAGAAGAACTGAAACAATACCTACTTCAAAAACTTCTATAGTAGGATTTGGAGCTGCTGCAGGTTTAGGTACATTTGCCGAAGGAGATGTAAAGTATATTAGGCTAACTAATTTAGATAATACAAATCATGTAACTGCTATATTTACTAATGAAAATTCAGATGAGTTTGCTGTAAAGATAGATAAAGGACAGTCATTTATTCTTTGTCCAGATTTAACTACAGGCGTAGTGAATTGCGTAGAGGCAAGTATTGGTTCCTTATCTTTCACAGATGCAACATGTGACTATAATAATGACCCAACAATTACTTGTGATGCAAATGCTAATATTAGACCAGGTTTAGCAGTAAGTGGTACTGGTATACCTGCAGGTTCTTTTGTTAAATCAGTAAATACACTAGGAGCAGTAACATCTTTTGAACTAGGAGATGGAGAAGGCGGAAGTGACGTAAGTACTACAGATGGTTCAGTAACAAATGGTACTTTGACATTTACACCTGGATTATCAGATTTAACAGGTATTTCACTTACAGCTGATACAGCTGCATGTGATGTTGAAGTTTATGTAGCATTAACTTAAAAGGTAAATTATGCCAATAGATGTAAAAGAAGTAAGTAAGTTTACTAGTGGGATTATTGGTGCATCATCTGAAACTGACATAGGTGATGATTATGCTACTTTTTCACTTGATGTAGATAGTGAATTTGAAAGAGGTGCTTTACGTGGTATAAAAGGTAATTATATTTTAGGTGAATCAGGTTGGGAATTACCTCGTTACGCTAGGTGGAGACTGAGACTTAATAGT